GCTTCTTCGTAGGTTTTATGATAAGGTTCTTTACCAACATTTTGGTTATATGCTAATTCATAATAACCTAATATGGAGATAGTGAACCTCCAAGTTTCCTCATCTTCTCTATCGTGCAAACCAATTTCTGGGTATAATTTATACTTCTCTCTAAACCATCTAAATGTCTGTGAGAATGTTGGTGCTAAAACACTAGTTGATTGGTCAATTATTTTTTCAAAGCCTCTTGCCCAAGCATCATACGGATTACCATCTTTATCATAACAAGCTAGAATGTATTCTTCATCAAATCCAAGTGCTTCTAATCTTAAAGCAAGTGAATACGGTACAAATTCTTTTTCCATACTACTTACGTTTTAATTATTACTAACAAGTTTCTGATAAGGCTCAGATATTTTTACATCAAATTGGGCTTCTAGACTAGTATCAGTAACAACATCTCCTATAGCAACACCATCAACTATATCTTTGATATAATATTCTTTTGAATCTTTAATGATAATATCTCCAGGTGAAACTTCTGGGAATGTTAAAGACACTTTTACTTGAGTAGTTTTAGTCCTGTTAATTTCACTTTGTTTATTATATTCTTCTAACTCTTGTTGGGTACATTTACAATTATGATCCCAACATCTACCACAAGCAAATTTCATATCTACTGCTGTCTGTTTCATATCTATGTGTTTTGATTTTTAATAATTTTAGATGCACCTTCTTCTTTTAACATCTTAACTCTTTTTACTGTAATGCTGAAGTCTCCTTCATAAAAATGATAAGTTAAAGCTTTATGGAAATCTTTATGTACAGTAGCTAATTCTTCAGCTTTTTCTAAAGACACTCCTGTAGCATTCTGAATTTTTGTAATTAATACTTCTTTTTTCATATTATATTACTTGTTTTAATAATTTGTAAATTAAGTTCCTTACTTCTACAATACCATATTCTTTAACAGAGTCTGATAAGTCTTTAGATAGATCTAAATTAACATTATCTAAACTGTATAGTCTATGATAGTTTTCTGCAGATTTTTTACCAGGATCATCATTATCAAACAATACTATAACTTTAGTATAAGAAGCAATTAGTTGTTGCATGATCGGTTTAGGTATCATACTGTTTTCACTATCAGGTGCAACAGCTTCAATGTTTTTTATACCTAATCTTTCAAAAGCCATAAGGTCTTTAAGACTAGATACTATTAAAAGATATTTAGTCTTAAAAGTTAATTGATCATACCCTTGTAAATGGTTTCTAACCTTAATAAACTTTTTATCTTTGATTTTAGGCTGGTATATTTTGATTAACTCACCTTCAGCACTAAAGTATCCGTATAAAAATAACTTAGAGCTTTTAAAGGTCTCTAAAACACCTTCTGGTGTATTTCTAGACATAACATAATATTCTAAAGGTGCTACTTCATACTTTTCTAGTATATCTGAAGTTATCTTGAATTGTAACCAGTATTTAGCATCTTCTTTATTCCAATGTCTTATTTCATAATCAGTAACTCTGAATTTTTCATGGTGTATTAGTTCACGCTTTACTTTAGGTGTATCAACATAATCTGTTTGTACTTTGGCAATTGCCTCTACATAACTTAAGTTATATAGTTTCATTACCATACTAATAGCATTACCTTGATAACCTGAACTAAAGTCTTTAAACTTATAACTCATAGTTACTTCATCTACATAAACACACATAGATGGTACTTTATCACTACTATTAAAAACGGAGAGGATTTTTATATCTTGACCAACAAGGCTTTCTCGTAAACTTAAGTAATACTCAAAGATCCATTCGTCAGGTATATCCCCATAAAATTGTAAGTTCTCTACTGATATCATAAATCTTTAAATATAAAAAAAGAGGGTCAAATGTAACCCTCTTTTTTTTATGTTCAAAATAAACTAGTCTAAATCAAAATCACTTCCGGCTTGACTAAAGTCTTGACCTATAGAATTGTCATCATCTTCAAATTTAAACACTGGTTTAGTATCTAATTTTGTCAAATGTTTTGTTTCATTATAAATCATTACTTTACCTGTTCCTTTAGGTGTAAATGCATATGAACCTTTTTCTGATTTTGGTAACCACAAGTTGTGAGATATATAACCTGATTTGTTTTCATATTCTTTACCCGCTAAACAAAAATCTAAGAATATTCCATCAAATGGGCGGTCATTGTTAACAGCCATTATGAAATCTTCTATAGTATTATGCTTATTGTTTTGAGTTTTAAACCACTCATCTTTTCCTAGTGCAGAACATAGATTCTTTAGAAAGATAAGAATACTTCTATCTCTTTCTATTTTAATACCTGTTTTAGTAGTCCCATCTGCAAAAGCATATTGACTAGCTTTAACTTTACCAACCTGACCTTTGTGATGTCCTAACTGAGGTTGCTCTTTATCTATCAGAAAACCTTCAAAACCTTCAATAGGTTCTGTTTCTATGTCCATTACTAAATGATAAGCATCAGGTATGAACTTAAAAGGTTCTAATGTTATGCTGTTAATTTTTGCTGTTACGTTACCTGGTCCAACAACTTTGTTTATTCCACCACCTTCTGGTAGATTGTCTGTACTTAATCCCATGATTTGTTATTTTTTTTAGTCAATGAATACTTTATCCCAGTGAGTAATTATCTCACCTTCTTCGTTAATTTCAGAAATTACTATTTCTACATTCTTTAAATGATCAGGTCTTGCACCGCAGCCTACATCATCTGTTGTTTTAAAACTAAGAATGTTTTGATTACCTTTTCTATACAAGTAAGCAATTGCATCAGAATTACTAGTTGTAATTCTTTTAAGCTTACCTGTTAGATCAAGTTCTTTTGTAGAAAAGTTTACACCATCTTTTTCTAACATTGTGTCTTTAACATGTCCTAACAAAATCATGTGAGGAGCCAATGTTGTGATATAATCTATCACCTTAGTAAATGCTAATCTTAGCCAATAGTAACCTGCACCTTCCGGCATGCCTATAATATTTCCATATTTAGATTTACCACCTCCTTCATTAAACCAATTCTTACCCATAGGGCTTTGTGAATAAAGAGTCTCAGCATAAGGTATACACATATCCTCTAAAGCAGTTACTGTATCAACAGCAATATACTTATAGGGATAATCAGCATCTTTAATAGCTTTACCAACAAGTTTCAGATGTTTAATATTATCTATCTTCATCTTCATAGCCTCTACATAGTTTGAACCTTGTTCAAAATCTAATAGTAAACAACCGTCTAGTGCTGCCACTAAACTTGTTTTACCTGTTTTAGGCTTAGAAAATATAATCAGATTACTTGGATTTTTAACTTCAGGTTTACTCCTGGCTTTCGGCAATACAATTTCCATTAGTCTGTAATTAATTTATTTAACCATTCTTTTTTACTTACTGGCATCTTATGTAAGATAGCAATTAAGTCTCTTATTGTTAAATCAGATACAGGTAAATCATCAACAGATAAATCAGGTACTTTAGAAGGTTCTTGTTTAACATCTTCTGGAAAATCCATTAGATCATCAAAGCTTAACTTAGATTGAGCTTGAGTAAGCTTTTCTAGTCCTTCAAATTCATCATTAACATGAGGGTTAAGTATTTCAATCTTCACCAATTCTTTAATTGGTACAAGATATCTAAAGTTAGCACCTTCTGTTTTTTCATACTCCTCATCAAAATAGAGGTTAGATCTTAACTTATACAAAGTACGGTTAGGATCTTCAGGTAATAAATCATAGCTGACAAATTCAAGATATATATCTTGTTGTCTAGATAGTTCACTTGGAAAGAAACTAACAAAGTGTTCATTTTTTCCTCGTGGTATATATGCTGATTTTGGTATAAACAAAGGAGTTTCTTCCTTTAATACCTCAAATTTCCACTGATGCTCTTTTATTAGCTCTTCAGTTTTGTCTCTACGCTCAGCTGTAGTTAATTTTACACTTACATTCATAATTATACATTTATACGTTTTTGTTGTGTTGCTGGAGTAGTCATTTCAACTATTCTCATTTTTTCAAATTCAGCTTTGAAAAAGCTCATTCTTGTGTCACCGTTTCTACATTTTAGAAAATGAAGTACTAAAGTGTTATCATCATCAATAATGTATCTATCAGGTCCATAGAATCTAATCTTTTGCTTGGCTGGTTTGTTAATACCAACAACTAAATCAGCATGCTGTAATAAAGCATCAGCTCCAAAGATATCAGATTCTAATATGTAATTACCATATTTACCATCTTCTGATCTATCAGGGTGATCTATATTTCTATTTAACTGACTCAACACAATAAAAGCCACAGGATACTTCTTTTTAAGTTCTGTAAGAGCTTCTCCTAAATTATTTAACATGTCTTGTTTATCTTTCTCATAAGGAGCTTTTTTAAACAGAACAGAATGGTCAATAGTAATCAGAGTGTGTGTATAAACTTTTTGATGCTCATTATCTAAAGTGTGGTAAGCTTCAAAATACTTTATAACTTCTTTTTTAAATTCATCAACAGTTTGTGGTGTATCTACTACGTCAATCTTTGAGTTTTTAACTTTCTTCCTTGAGTATGTAATACATCTTTGTAAATCTTCTTCAGATAATTCTCCATCAGCACTACACAAGTATTTATAGGATCTACCTATTACACTTGAGTATTCTCTAATTGCTTGGACTCTACCAAGCATTTCAAATTGAAACTGTAAAACTCTAAAATCTTGTTCAGAATTTAGAATAAAAGCTTCTCTAATGATTTGGTCAGCTATTAAGGTCTTTCCTGAAGCGGGTCTACCACCTATAACAGTAATAGTGTTCCATTCAATACCGTCAATAGATGCATCATTAAACTTAGCCCAAGGGGTTTTAATACTTTTTATCTCACCTTTTCTCCGCCTATCTAAATAAGACAATGCTTCAACAAAAGATTGTTTTTGTGGTTTCCACATATACTAGGTTTTTAATAATTTTACCTTATGCTTGTCTTGCAAGTATCCTAGCAATCCAATAACTAATTCTATTCCTATAAACTGAATAACAGTAATTTCTATTACTATATAATTAATTATAAAGTAGCTAAAGATAGTTGAAATAATTGACAAAGCCAAGATCTCAACTCGTTTTTTTATCATACTACTTTCTCTTTAAAATGTTGATCTTCAGTATCTAGACCATTGATAAACATATCACAATAATTAGCCAAATCACTATCAAAAGTTCTATCTTGATTTTGCTTTCTAATAAAATATTGAGATGTTCTCATGTATGACCAATTTCTGGATTCATATTCATCTAGATACATTTTTGTAGCTCCTAAGATAACAGGCCATTCATAATCATAAGTTGTAAAAAACCATCTAAATAATGATTCTATAGTCTTTATGTTAGTTCTTGCAGGCTTACCACTAGGTAATTTAATGTTTGGAAACAATTCTCTATACTCAGCAAGCTTAATAAAAAAATCATTACCCATTATATCTGCATTAGTTTCCTTCTTACTCTTTCTAAAGAAAGAATCTAAGCTATCTAATAATGCTATACATTTAGGGGTAAGCTTATTGTTTTCAATCCATCCCTCATTAATTAAGCGTTCATTTTCCAGTGCTATATTGATAAATTTAGCGGGAACTGTTCTGTGTTGGATTGTATGCAAGTAATACAGCTGATTAGGTGTAAGCTTATTTTTTATGAGAACATTAAATATTTCAGTCATTTTGTTTTACCATTTAAGTTCATAATTAAAGCTGTTTTTTATTATTTTACTAACCTTATTGAATACATCATCAGAATCCCAAACACCATCTGTGTAATAGGCTATTGCTGGATGAGTAGTAACAAATTTATGATTAGCATCACTAACAGCATCTTTCCATTCTAAAGCTTTCTTACCCATATAAATATATACTATGCCGGAATTATTCCAACTAAGTATATCAAATAAATAAGCAAGAAAAGGTCTCCAAATTAAATAATGCTGACCTATTTTGTTTACTGTAGTAGTTAAGGCTATATTTAATAATAGAATACCTTGCTTAGACCATCTACTCAAATCAGGATTTGTGCTTACGCTGGCATCTTCATATACTGTATGGTTTACTTCATCTAAAAGATATTGTAAGCTCGGTTGTTTTTCTCTAGTTTTAGCACAACAAAAAGCTACGCCATTTGCTACACCTAATCTAGGATAAGGATCTTGTCCTACAATAACAACTTTAAGTTCACTATATGGGCACTGTTCAAAAGCTCCAAATATATCTTTAAGTACCGGTGTAATTTTCCGGCCATTTATACTCTCATCATAAAGAAAATTTATGATGTCTTCAAAGTCCTTACTATAAATAAAACCACGTAAAGGAATATCCCATCCGGTTTTTTGTAGTTTGGTAATGAATTTTTGTTTAATTTCGTCAACAGTAACACTCATAATATGTCAGTTAAATTAAAAGAATTAAAAGATGATGCATTGATAGATGTGCAAGTTAACAAAAGTTACTACTTTATGGTTAAACTTGAACTCTTCAATGCTGTTGAGCGCATGATCAATGAAACTCCTGAAGAGGCTAAAGATCTAGAAAACATCATAACTAAAAAATATGATGAGCTTTCTGTATTACAGAGAACTATCTATACTTTATCATTACTTGTTGCCGAAATAGAAAGAGTAGCCACAGAAAAAGGTCTTTTTATAGAAGTAGATCCTAAAGATATTACTGAAGATTAAGGTTATATTCATAACCTATTTCTATACACGTTTGTATAGCTAACATTAATTCTTGTAAACTACAATCAGCAAAAGATTTATTTGTACCATCTAGGGATAGACCACTATAATCTTTAACTAATTGCTTTACTTCTAAAAAAGTATAACCAGATTCCATAGCAATTGTTCTAATGCAGGCATGTACTTTAGCTAGTTGTGCTAAGGACTTTTCTGGATCTGTTTTGTTCAAAAAAGTTTCTATTTCATCACCT